TTTATTTTCTACATCATCTAAAATTTCTCGATGTTTTTTTTCTAATTGTTCAGGTGTAACAACTATTCTTTGTTGTATTAAGTACATGACAACAACGATGATTATAGGTGAATATTGAAGAATATTGTGCATGCTTTTCCTTTCTGTTAGTTATAACCTTATTGGCCAATAATAATCAACAAGATAAGATGCGGCATCTAAAGGGTGCATTAAAAATTTTTTTTCCTTAGATTGTTTTATTTGTTGATAGGTTGGCAAATCAATGCGTGAAGAGCCTTCTTTGTATTTAAGATTGTAAATGTTGTATAACAATTTTTCGCATTTAGGACTAATGAATAAGCCAATTTGACCGTCAGCCCTGTGAATCTTGCTATTAAATGCCATTATACGGTTTTTGATTGGCGGATTAAAAGGTTTTAACCTAATATCTACATCAAATCCGTAGTTTAAAAATTTCTTTTTCATAATTACATAATTTGTGTATTCACTTGTGCAACTTCGGTTATCACCAGAAGCGTCACCGTTTATGATAAGTTTCACTTTGTGGTTAGGATATCTCCTAAAGACCTCGTCACAAGCCTTTGAGGTGGTCGTGTTCTCCATTGCAATTTCGTCAAAGAAGAAAACCTTGTCGTCCGTTTTGTGGGCAATTTCCCAACACATAGGATCAACATTGAAGTCACAAGTTAGGTATAAGTCAAGTTCTGGCTGATATTTTATGTCAATAATATTTTTGTCAGTAAAATCTTTGATGACTAAACCTGAATTGTAATGTCCATTTTCTGCAAGTACGCAAATCCTGTAATAATCTTCGTCATAGAGTTTTTTTAATTCCTCACAAAAACCTTCTGGAAGATAAATATTTTCTGTAGTTGGCGCAATAATTAGCCTGTAATTTGGCATTGCATTTTCGTGAAAGGTTTTGTAAACCCACCCACGCTCCATTTCAGGGTTTGTATGTCCAAAAATTCTGTAAGTAAAGTTCTCCCAAGTTGGTTTAACTTTTTGACGCATACGTGCTAAAAGCATTTTAAAGGTGTCGTATGGAATATCGGACATTTCTTCAATTTCGACAAAACCTAAATTTAAGGATTTTAAACTATTTGGATCGTCAAAATGTCTGAAAAGTATTTCAGACTTGTTTTTAAACTTTAGCTGTTGCAAACTTGCAGACCATTCGTAGTCTTTGCCTTCTATGAACCCCATATTATCTAAATGTTCAAAATAAGTTTTAAGGGTTGTATCTCTAACAAGCGTGTAAGTTTTAGCTCCTACAAGCCCACGAATTCCTGCAAACTTTAAGCATAATAAAATTCCAAGTAATGAGCCACAGAAGGTTTTTCCGCTACCGTAGCCACCTTGATAACAGGCAACGTCGATGTTGTAATCGTGAGGAATTTCTAAAAACTCTCTTTGTGCCTTTAATAAATTGTATGTAATTTCTCGTTTTTCCATAATTTCCTTTTTTAACTTTTGTTATTTAATTTGCTCGTCAGTTCCAATCAAAAAATGACTTGCGTTTTCAATTCCGTACTGTTCTAGTGCAAATTTGAAACATTCAATCCAATTAATTTGTTCGTTTACAGTTGGAACTTCAGCGAAGGATTTTACTACATCAAACAATTCTTTAGAACGTGTTTTTCGCTCTAGTGTTGCTTTTCTGTCGCCATATCGGTAAATGTAATTTGCGCTTCTTACCGTGTCATCAATCTCCATAAATTTTTGAATTCCATGTTCGTTTATGCAAATTAATTCCTTACCAAATTTGAAATTTGCAATAATTTCAGCCGTTTTTTCAATCATCGGCACAATCAATTTTCTGTTGATTGCATCAAGCATCATATTTAAACGGGCAGTTTGACCTGTTACTGTATAAGTTAATTCTGTTGCCGTACGAGCTTCGTTTTGTAAATTTCCCGCCATATTTTTAAAAATGCCTGTTGCACTTTCGGTTGTGTTTTTAAAATAATTTAAAAAATCCCAACCGTGTAATGCATTATCAAAATTCAATGGTGTCGGAGCTTGTGGCATTAAGGCAGAATCGTATTCAATGATTTTTCCTGGTCGAACAATTTGTTCGCCTTTAAAGCACCCTTTTGGGGCTAAATAAGGCGGATTCATCATTAGAGAAAGCGCATCAAGTTGTTTGTTTAAGATAGTTGAAGAAATGTTGTTCAAAATAATTGCAACTTTAAGAGGTGAAATTCCTCTTTCTGTTTCTGGATTTTTTATGATATTCGCATACACAAAAGGGTTGATTACAAACGGATTGTCCTCCATTCTAATAATTTCTTTTCTACCGGCAACAACGATTAATTGGTTTTTAAGAATTTCGCCTGTATCAAGCTCTATATCACCCCAATATTCTAAAATTTCGCACTTGTTATCGTCTACCGCTTTGTCTGCCGAAGCGTTTTTAGATTTTTTGTTGTTGATAAGCATTTTTAAATTCTCAATCTTTTCATCGGTAAGCAAATTGTTTGCTTTATCTGAAATGATGTCGTGGATTGTAGAATAAGTTCTATAAATTTTTGCGCAATTATCCCAATTATCGTAGTTATTTTTGTCGAAAACGAAATCTTCTGGTTTTATGAATTTTACTTTTGCGTTGTCGTAAAGAGTTTGTTCTTCAATAACAAATCCTGTGTATTCTGGGTTTAGTAATTGTTCTTCAATTGTTTGAGGGCGTCTTACAACTTTTGTTTTTGTTTGCCAACCAACAAAGAGAGTGCTTTCGCCAGTTTCGACAATTGAATCAATCATTTTTTCGATTTCTTCTTCCAAATTCATCTCCTCAAAAGTGTTTACAAGCATAGCTTTTTGACGATTTGCAAGCATTTGTGTCTGTGGATTTTTACCAGAAACGTCAAACATAGATTCAGGGTGAGAATAAAGGTTCTCGCTGATGTGAGCTTTTAGAGTTTGCGCAAGCTCGTAAATTTCAGGCAGTTGAATTTTTGTATTCCATTCGTTTACGGTCGGAATATTATTTGAATAAATAGCATTTCTGATTGTGCGAATATCCGTTAATTGACCTCGACGAGCATCTTCCATTTCATCGTATTTCTGTGTGATTTTTGAGACTAAATATAAATTTTCGTCTTGATTTTGTTCATTTTTAATTGTGTTCATTTCGTTTACCTCTTATGATTGAATAAATTTTTATATCTTGTAATTTGTTATTTTTAAGTGTTTCGGCTTTCAATAGTGCTTCAAAAGTCATTCCGCAAGCCTTTAATATGCTTTCTGTTCTGAAATTTTCTTTAAAAACTAATGCCTTTAGCTTTTTTAGTTTTAATTTTTTGAAGCAATACATAACGAATTTTCTGGCGCAAATTTTGGTGTCATTTCCCCAAAATTTGCGTTCAAAGGCGGTTACAACTTCTGCTGAATGAAGATGTTTATCATTGCCAATAATATTTTCTAAATAAACAACTCCTGCAAATTCTTCGTTTTTAAGGATTACCCAAAAGAAAGGACTTGTCCGAGTTATAAGGCTTATAACCTCTTCAAACAAGTCCGTTGTATGTGAGTAGTCGTCGTTTAGGTAGTTGTCGTATTTTTTTATTAGGTTGTAAATATTTTCTAAATATTGAATATTTAGAAATCGTTTATTTTGCCTATCAATTTTGACTTTTTTAAATTTAATCATGTCTTGACTTTTAACCTTATAATTAATAAAATAACTTTAATAAGAAAAGGAGAAATTTATGAACCGTGAAGATTTGATTTTTGAGCAATACAGGCTGTATTCAGAGCAAAAAGAGAAGTTTATTGATCGTTCATTTATGACAAACAAGTTTTATATGGTTATCGTTTTGGCGATGTTTTTATTAACTTTTTTGTCTAAAGGAATGGCTTTTGGTAAATTTACAGCACCTACAATTTTTGCACTTGCAGGTATTATCTCTTGTGCATTGTGGTGGTTGAATATGGACTCTTACAACTGCTTGATTAAAATCAAATTTTCAAAAGTTCTTGAAGAAATAGAAAAACAACTTCCAATGCAACCTTATAATATGGAATACAAGGCAATTAGAGATTTTAGAAAAAATAAAAAAATGTTCTTGTTCTCAGATATGCAAAAAGCTTTTGCAATTGTTGCCTTCTTGATATTCTTTATCTTGTTGCTAATGGAGGTTATTCCGCTATTTTTAGTTTTTTAAGATTTCCGAGTATTCAAATTTTATAAAAGAATTTTCAGTAGAAAAGACTTCTGTCTCTCCAGATAGAAGTTTTTTTCTTGATGTATCGTCTAAACCTAACATTCCTTCGGCTTGAAGTCCGTTGATGTAGCTCATTGTGTTGTTTTCTTTGTTAAACTTTTTAAAAACTGTGTTTTTACTGAACAGAATTTTTGACGGAATTTCCTTGATGTCATAAATTCTAATCTTTTGTGGCGCTTTGTTCACTTTTTCAAAAGTATTTTTAATTTCTTCCTTCATTTTAATTTTGATTAATTCATCAATGCTTTTGCCTGAAAGTAAGGCAGATTCAATAATTTGTTTTTTGCGTTCCATATTTTCTCCTTATATTTTTTTGTCGTCGAGATTGCTGATTGTAATAATTTTTGCTTCAAGTTTAGACTTGTCCTCTTTACTCCATAAGTATTTACAAAGAGCATCTAATGCTTTTAGGGCAGATGCACTATCTCGCAGTTTCTTTTTACCCGTTGGAGAACCTTCTTTGTCTAAGATGTCTTCTTCTTCAAGTGAAAATTCAGCAATTTTTAATAATTTTTTGATAACGTAGCATTTTGGTACTTGCAAAATTCTTAGCTGTGAATTAATTAACCTGTTGATATATCCGATTACTTGTTCGTTTTCCAGTAATCGTTCAGCAGTGTATTTCAAGTTATTTTCCTTGTACCCAGCTCTTTGTGCGGCTAATTCGCCATCTAAGCATTGCAAGTATTCTTTTACGAATTTTTTTTGTAGTTGTGTTAATATTTCCATAATGTTAAGAACTCTTAATATATTTGCCGAAACATGAAACATACCGTATTATAGTTATGCTATTTATATTTCGGCTAGTGTAAAATCTTATTAATAGGTAGAATTTCATTTCCGCCTATTTTTTTTTGTTTAAAAACGCTCTAGCGTTATGCTTGGACTTTGTTGAATGTCTGTACATAGTTTAGAACGCATATTTGCGATGTTATCCTTGTACATGCCAAGCCAATATGAAAACTTGCTGTAACTAGGATTAGCCTTCATTCTCATACAAGTTCCATAGACTAAAAGCGGTTCAGCAAAAGGGTCAGGAATTTGTGAGATGTCGTCTTCCTTTTCTAGTCTCATTTTTTCAGTACCGTCAGCACTTTTTACAAAATCGTTTGTGTAATAAATTATGTCGAGTTTTTTGTCTTCATTGAATTTAGGCAATAATAACATATCGTTTAGTACACTATAAACGCCTTTTGGCGCTTTGTTTAGGACAAAAGCTTCAAAATCCTGCGTGTAAACATATTTTTGCCCATCAATAGAAAGTGTGTTAATTTTTCCATTGACAGTATTTAAAATTTCTGTTGCACCTTTAGGTAGTTTTAAAATTTTCTTACGTAATAAAAAATTCCAATTGTCAAACGTGCAAATTTCTGAATTAATGATGTTTAGAATATTTTTAATTTTTGTATGGTCGTTTTTTATAAGTTCGTCAAAAGTTCGGACTTTTTTATAGTTCAATTCCATTAGACACTTGTTAATTATTTCAAGATAATTCATCTGTTCTCCTTGTTATTGTTTTTGTGTATACCCCCTAATCCGCACCCAAAGGGTGCGGAAGGGTGGGGACTAGGATTAAAAGTGCTATTTTATTAACCCTTTTTTTAATTGCTCCATAATTAATGGTTCGTTTTTAAGGTATTCAGCACTTGTCATTTTGCCGATTTGCTCACGAGTAAACGGTGAAAAGTTTTTACATTCGCTCTTTGTATTTTGTGCATTAGCTTGAAGTTTTTGTTTAGCTTGTAAATTAGCCTTTTCAAGATTTTGTTCGTGCGCTACTTTCTGCAAATATCTTTCAATGGCAGAGGCTTCAACAGCTTCAACAATTTTAGAAATTTTAGAAAGTTCATCTTTGTCAACAGAAATATTGTCGGATTTTAAGTAATTTAGAATTTCACTTCGTCCGCCAATATTGAAAAAATTTGGATTTTTCTTTGCAAATTCTTCAAAAACAGTGTTTTTATCGCTAATTTGAGTGGTTAAATCTTCCTGCGTGTTTTGTACATTCATTTTTAACGCCTCTTGAATTATATGGTTCAATAAATTTTGACCTTGTAGCGGGTTGATTAAACCTGAATTTAAAACGATTTGAAGGTTGTTCAAATCCTTTTTAAATTCCTCCGGAATTAGCGATTTTTGCGTTGTTTTTTCTGAATTTAAGCCAAGTTTATCTTCAAATTTACTTTGAATTTCTTGTTTTTCTGCTTGTTGCTCGGCTTGAGATGTTGTTTCTTGTTGGTTTTCTGACATTTTTTAATCCTCATTTTTAACTTGGTTCATGTATTTAACAGCTTTTTCAATAGCTTCATCAATAAATGTAGCCAAAAGCATTGCTACAATTGGCTTAAATGGAATAGGTACAGGAATTCTAGTAATTACAAATTCAATTGCTGTACGTTTTTTTGTTTGTCCAGAACTTGTCTTTAATGCGTTCTCTGCATAACTTACAGCTCCATAGGCTAAATCTGATATTGTATCTTTTAAATTTTCAAACATTGTTTTTTACCTCATAAAAAGGCGCAAAGAGCAAAGCTCTTTGCGCATAATAGTGTTTACCGTATAAATTAAGGAGTATTAGTGTTTTCATCTTGAGTTTTTGCATTTGGATCAGCCACAATCATTTTTGCTAAAGCCTTTGGCTGAACTGTTTTTGCACCGTAAAGGTATAAGCCTCTAACAAGGTCAGCAAAAGAATCTTTGTCTCGTAGAGATTCGACTTTTGAAAGTTGAGATGCAAAAGTTATTGCATCGTTTGTGCCAGCTAAAACATAGAATAGACCTGATGTTGAAGTTAAGTTTGTGCTGACCAAAACGTCCATACCTGCAATTCTACCGATAGAACCTTGTCTTAATGTTTCATCAGCAACGTTATGTGCGCCAATGAATTCGGTGCTTTGTAACAAGTACGATTCGATTGTGGGATTGATTACAACCCAAGGCTTTTTGTCGCCTGTTAAAGCGTTTGCGTTTTTAAGTTTTAAGGCTAATTCAACAAATTTTGCGTAGATTGTTGTCTTGTCTAAAGTTACGGCTGTATCTGCTGAACCTACGGTATTATCTGCATCAACGTCTGTGTGCATACCTAAAAGGTAAGAATCTTGAACTTCTTCAATTGCTTTTTTTGCATTTGTTAAATGAGCTTCCATAATACTTTGGTTTGCTTGAGCTTGCGCTACATCGTTAATTTTGAAGGCAAAATATTTCTTTTGGTCGATTGTTAAATCTTGAGAGGTTGGTGACAACTCGCTGTAAGAAATGTTTTCAGAGCCGACTGTTGAGATTGTAACGTCAGCAGGTGTGATAATTTTAACCTTGTCACCTTGATTTTTAATTTCGCCTTCGTAATTGCGGTTAACGCATTGCATCATGACGCAATTTTTTTCAAGCATGGTGTTTAATTTTTGACTCCAGATTTGTGGAATAAACGCAGAATAAGCGTTTGAGTTTTGAACTTCAGTTGATTGTGATTCAGTCATTGTTTTTCCTTTCTGTTTTATGTGTACTGTAAAAGATGCGCCTAGACATTAATGTATAGGTGCGCTGATATCGTATAAGTTAAGTATGTCAGGCATTGCCTGACATATTACGTATTATTTGCATAATTTTTTGTCATCAGGTTATCAAAAATTTTTAATCTTCATTAAAAATTTCTTTGAACTCAATTCCAATGATTGCAACATTGTGCTCTAGTTGATTTCCCTCAACGCACAGTTGTATTGCGTAATTTGCCTCTGAAATTTCTGCTTTGTAGGCACTTTCGCTATCTAATGCCCAAATTGCCTCGTTGTCATCGTCACTCCAAGTGTCGTTTAGAGGATAAAGACTGTTTTCTTTACTCCATACAAGGTTTTCAAAGTTTGACGAGTAGATTAAATCGTTATCGTCTCGACTTTCGCTGTCATAATTCTTGTAAACAGAGAAGTTAAAACAGTTTTCGTAACTTTCATCTAAAATGAAGTAAAATTCATCAATAGTTTTTCTGATTGTTGGACTTCCAATTGACAAAAAAGGTGATTTCCATTTGAATTCAATCGGTTTTCCGTCAAAGCTGTTTCCAAAATTTTCCTTATAAATTTTTCCGTCTTTGTCCGCTGTTAAAATATCGTCACCAAAAATACAAGCACTAACGATATTTTGAGGCAAAACTCTTTTATACCAAGCCTTATTGATAATGTCGTTAATCCAAATTGTGTGAAAATAATTGTCATTGTTATATGGAATAAAGTACCAAACTTGATTTTTTGCCTCGTAGTTTAGCGCAAAAACCTCTTTTAACCTGTTTTTGTCAAACTTTTGAAACTCTGAATTTATTTTTTGAGTTATATCGCTACCTAATAAAATCTGATTTAATTCCCCTACTTCAAGCGTGTAAATTCCTGAATTTGAGAAGAAAAACTCCTTGTTTGCAACATTTACAATGCCGTTATGAGTTTCTGCGCCTTTGTCGGCAAAAGGAATTATTGCAAAATTGTCGGGCGAAGTTCCGCTCAAAAGGTATGTTCGATGTTTTTTGTAGATTGCAAGATAGTCTTTGTAAGGTTTTATGGCAATTATGTCGTCTGTGTCTGTGTAAAAATCTTTGATGTAACCTGCATCGTTCTCGGTTGAAAAGTCAGAATAGCTTCCAAGTGCTGAAAAATATAAACTAGAACCGCATGCAAGCCATACTCTGCCTTTGTAAGTTGCAATTACTTCGCTTAAAACCTCTTTGTTGTTGCCGTCTTTTACTTCACAATCAACTATTTCGCCATTTTGTTTTATGTAAAACATTTTGTCTAAAAGACTTGAGATAATTACACCGTTCAAAAAGTTTGTGAATACAGGCGATTGAGATTTAAGCGTTCTTTCAATTTCTGTAAAACTGTCGCTTTTTGGGTTGTAAATGTAGATTTTTCCGCTTGCCGTTGTGATTAAAAGCCTGTTGTTAGAGCTACTTCCAAATTCGTGTAGCTTTGTAATAGGCTCTGTTATTGGAATTTCGCAATATAAAATATTCCCTTTTTGTCTGATAATTCCTTTATTCAAAAATATTTCAACATTTTCCGCATCAGACCAAAATATGTTTTTTGTATTAAGTCCAAGCTCTGTTTTCGTTGAGGCTTGGTTAATTCCGCCTGATAAGTTGTAGTAAAAAGTTTCCATTTTGTCCCCTTATTTTTCTCTTTGCAAATACCATTTAACCTTTGTACGAATGAATTTTCCTACCTCTTGCGGTTCTACCCATGAGTATGGCGGTAAGAAAATTATGTCAATTTTCCCCGCACTGGTTGTTTTTGGGTGAGATTTCCCAAATTCGTAATGAGTTAAAACAGTCTCTGGTGTAATTTCTATGTCATATTTTTTAGCAATTTTTGCCGCTAATTGCATTGATGCTTCAAATTGAACTCTTGTGATAGGATATTTTCCAATAGAATATTTGTTTTTAAATCCAAACATTCCGCACATTGAAATCCCTATTGAACCTGTATTTCCCCCACCTGTATGAGCTGCGTACATTCCTGTTCTGCATATTTCATTTGCTTCTGGTTTGAATTTTCCTTTGTAAATTTTGCCGTAACTGTCTACAAGATAGTGATAGCAATTTTTTTCATAAGAACTAGGAACAGCATTACCTGCTGTCCAGTGAATAATGATTCTTTTCATAGACCCTCGCT